TCATGGTCGGAACCGCTCGGTGTGCCATACAATCTTGCCGTCGACCTTCATCGGCTTGTGGATGACGAGCTTCCTCGGCAGGTGGTCGGGGTGCAGCTCGAGCAACGTCAGCTTGATGTCGGGCTTGCAGCGGCTGCAGTCGAACTTCAACTTGAACGGATCCGCGCCGCCGCCATAGACCATCATCAAGTCAGCCGATCGGCAGTAGCGCACGTTCCCGCACGCGCACTCAATCTTCAGCAGCATATTGTGCCGGGTCGCTTTGCCCAGTGTATCGACCTTCTCGTGCGTCATGAGAACGAAATGAGAACAAATTCCTTGCCCGTCAAGCCGGTCTGTGGAATCTTTTCGTCATGAGTGACGAGCCGACACGCGTTGGAGAGATGATCACGCAGCGCCCTCGAGGCCCGCTCGGGCATGTCTGCGAACACGAAGGCTGCGGCAAGGATGCCGGCTGGGGATTTGCCAAGCCGAAGAGATCGTCGCACTGGTTCTGCTACGAGCACCGCGGCGACGGGGAGGCCTACCTTTGATCAGAAAGCCGCGCCGCACCGGCGTTTATCCCGACCGCGAGGTTGATTGCCAGGAGGCCATGGAGCCGGGTTTTCAGGCGATCATTGATTGCATGATCGAGGCCGGCTGGACGCGCGAGGAGGCCAAGCGCGCGCTGCGCCGGCTGATTGCGGCTGACAACATGGCGCAGAAGGAAAACGCCAAGGTTGAAACGGAGTTCGCGATCGCGCGCGCCAAGATCCGAGCGGGCAGGCCGCGCCATTGGTGAGATATGTAGCGCGCAGGACAGCCGCTGGACCTCGGCCTTTCATGACGTCGAGGAAATCGAGCCAATCGAGCGGTATACGATTCAGCTAAGGGATCCGCTATCCGTCTCTCGCTGACCGTCCGGATCGTCGGCAGCAGCATGCTTGATCAGAGCTTGTGCCAATGTCTTGGGATCGCGAATGACGAAGTTAAGTGTTACTTCTCCGCATTCGATTGCGAGGATTGTAGGTGTTTCGGGACGGTCGATACGTTCGACGTGCACCCGTGTCGGCTTAACAGCCAACCAGTTCATTCGCTCTACGGGGCTGAATTTTTGCTCCATTGCAGACCCGAGCAAAGTCATAACGAAGTCAGAGATTTCGTTGGGATCGAGTTTCACGCTGTACACGGGTTTAGGATTTTTACCGTCTCTGCCTAACACGCGAACTTTGCCTTCGTTCGTTGAACTGGAGGAGAGCCTCATTGGATTCCGATCATCGTCGAGCGCTGGTTAGCTAATTCACTTTCGTCGAGCCCGGCTTCCAGATCCTCGCCCACCGGCTTCGGCTCGCTGCCCAGCGGCACATCGTCGAAGCCCTGGAGCCAGGCGTCGGCATGCTCGGTCCAGTATTCAGGCACCGCCCGCGCCTTACCGTCCTTGCGCGCCTGCTGGCCATACATCCAGGCATAGGTGACGCGCTCCTGATCCTTCTTAGCCACGGCCATCATCGTCCTCCCAGAAGTCTTTCAACATCGCGTGGCGAAGCTGCTCTTCGCCCTTCAGAAACCGCACTCTGCCCGAAAGGCCGGGCTTCAGCCACTCCGCCTTTTGCTTTTTGAGACCCTTTGGCGGCGGCGCGCCGACCTTGCCTTGTACCCTGTCCCATAGCGCTTGGCGCTTGTCCGCCTTGAAGGTCACGAAGGCGCCGCCCATGTAGCGGCCCTTGTCGGCCATCAATACCATGGCCGGCTTGCCGCGCTCGCGCTGCACGCCGATGATGTCCATTTCCATCTCGATGTAGCACTTGATCTTCCGCCAGTTCATGGTCGAGCCGGAGCGGTAGACGCTATCCAGCCGCTTCGAGACGATGCCCTCAAGGTTCGCTTCGCAAGCAAGGTGGTAGACGGCGTCGCCAGTGCCTGGCAGGGCCTCGCTGAACTGGATATGACCGCCGGCCGGGATAAGCGCTTGTAAGACTTCCCTGCGGTCGCTGAGCGGCATATCGCGAAGATCGTGGCCATTGAGGTGGAGAAGATCGAAAGCTACCAGATAGAGGTCTTGCGGGCGCCTGGTGATGGCCGAACGCAAGGCATGGAAGTCGGACAGGCCGGCATCATTGGTGACGATCATCTCGCCTTCGATGATGAAGCTTTCGGCCTTCAGCTTTGCCGCTTCCACCGTGGTCGGCCGATACTTGTTCGTCCAGTCGATGCCGGTCTTCGTATAGAGCCGGATGCCATCCTCGTCCTTGATAAGCTGGGTTCGGTAGCCGTCGAATTTCACCTCATGGGACCAGCCATCGCCCTTCGGTGGCTGCTCGACCAGTTCGGGCTCCATCGGCTTGATGAAAGTGAGATGCAACGCACAACCCCAACACAACGCGATTCAAGGCGGGGACCGCTACCTTAGTTCCGGAACATTTTAGCAAAATTGAATGTTTATTTGTTTATGGAAAACGACCCTGCTTGCCGCGCCGCACTGCGCATGATCCGCGCGACGATCGAGGAGCATTGCCCGCCAGGCGTGCTGATGAGCGAGGAGCAGGTGAACGGGCACTATGGCCCTACGCTGCTCGATGAAGCCGAGGCACTGTCGGTGGCGATTGTTGCCACGGTGGAGCGGTTGTCGTTCGACGGCTCGCCGAAGCCGCCCGCGCCGAGCATCAAGGCGTAGATCGGGAACCAGCCCTCGTCCTCACAGTTGTTTCGGTAAGAAACATGGAGGCGGGACTTGAAGCGCTATGTGGTCGAGGTCATGTCGGTGACTTCGTGAAATCGGAACAGCTCGTGAGTGCAAGTTCGCCGCTTGAAGCAGCCAGGATCGGGCCCGGCCGCGAGGTCCACGAAAGGCGCGACGAAATGGAATGGCCTCGGGTGGCCGATGAGTTGAATTCCGCCGTGTCATGGTATGCTTTTAAGTGACGTTGCGAAAAAAGGGCGCAGATCGTCTCGTTCAATGGCACTCGCCGACGACATTCGAATGGTGCAGCGGCACGTGGAACTAGGAAAGCGTCATCTGAGCCGGCAGCACCACATTGTCCAGCAGTTTAGCAGCGACGGATTGCCGACGGACGACGCCATCGACTTGCTCCACCTCTTCGAGGACATGCAGGCACTCCATCGGGTGCACCTCTCCCGGCTGCTCCGGAAGGCTGTGGATAGTAACTAACCATTCACCATGACAGGGCATCCTAATTGAAGGCGCAGACGGCGCGCCTAAGCTGGCCTTGCGTCGATTGAGACGCGCCCCCCGCCCAATACTGGCGGCCGACGCTTTCATGTACCGGACCCAAAATCCTCGTATGCGTCGGCCGCTGGATTTTCAGGCGGGGAATTTCGCGGGGGCGAAGATCATGCAGTGGCTTGACCGCATAGCGGAACGCATGGCGACCGGCTTGGCAGCGAGGCAGTTCCTCATCGTTCCACCGAGGGAACCACGGTACGAAAGCATCACCTACAGGTCGCGCATGGAAGCCGCATTGTCGGCCGCCATGCCTGGCTATGTCTTCACGGTGACGATCGAGCATCCTGGCCGACAGGACAGTGTTGACATCTTCATCGAACCCGACGGCATCATTCCCGACTATGAGGATTTCCTGCAGCGGATTGCCAATGCCCTGGCCCCGTTTGTGGCAGACCGAGCGCCGAGGCTGAATTAGCGGCCCGGCTCTAGATCAAGGTGACACAGGATTTCGGGCCGGGCCTACTGCAGCAATTGGGGCGGGAGCACAAAACTGTGCGCCGGTAAAGAAGTTCAGGCAACAGAAAAGCCCGCCGACTGGAGCCGACGGGCTTTCTTCAACATCTGAGCGTTCAGGGAACAGGCGGCGGAGCCGGCGGGATCGACGGGCCGCCACCTGCCGCGATGCTGGTCAGCCGCTCACGCTTCGTCAAGACTGGCTTCTGATAAGTCTTCTTCATGGTATCCCCCGGTTGATCCCTCAAACGCGGCGAAACTGGCCTGTGCTACTGCCGGTTGTCAAGCACAGAAAAAGCCCGCCGGCCGAGCCAGCGGGTGAAGTGGGGTGCGCTCACAGTCGGGCGGGCGCGCGTACAAATGTTAAGACCACGCAGGCTGCGGTCGCGCCGCCGTCTACACCGCCTAGAATTCGGCAGCCCGCCGATAAATCGTTCTACACAATCCTCAATCGGTGGACTCGCACGACATATCGGCAGCTAGTGTGTTCCCCCGTCAGGCCAGAAGGAGGGCAATGCCTGCGGAATCCGGGAGGAAACGATGTCTGCAAAAAAGGAAGACTACCGCACGAACAGAGCTGACTATCTGGTTGCCGCGAAGAAAGGTCGAGCGACCGCTGATGATGATCGCAATGAATTGGCGAGGGAGATGTGCCAAAGAGACTGGCGCTTAGCCGCATTGGCCGCAAATCCGTGTAACAGCTTGCCGGAACCGCGGAAGCCAAACCGCCCGGTTCTGTAAGAAAGCGGAAATCGCCTCATGGGCAAGGCTTCAAGCCTTTGCGTTGTTCAGGCGCCTTCGCAGCGTCCTCTGTTCACACGACGGAAGCTTTAGCCACAGCTGATACAATCTTCACCAGCCGGTGCAGTGTATCTAGTGCCCGCCGGTCAGGCCCGGCTCGTGGAGCCTACCCCGCTTCGCGCCGGGCCGCCCGGCGGCACGGGACCCGGACAGAGAATCAGTGGAACGTAACCAACCGTGATATTCATGCACCCTTGCTAATGTAACCTCTGCATCAGCCGACTCCCGCGACGCCACCCCGAGTCGGCTAGGCCCGGCGGTTCAACCCAACGCCCCAACAGAGCGCAGGACTGCCGGGCCGCTTATGGATAGGGCGTTCAGCCCTTCCGCTTCTCAGGCGTCACCGCGTGGTTTGTGAACTGCAGGTTCCGGTCGTCGCGGCCAGCGGCGCGGCACTCGTGGCAGTAGATGATTTTCAGCAGATCCCAATGAAGGCATGGCTGGTCCGGCCCGAACCGCCTGGCCAGTGCAGCGACGTCGAGAACCGCTCGGCGCTCGCATGTGAGGCAGTAGACGGATAGCCCACCGCCGCCCGCAAGCTTGCTGCCGAGCGTGGCTTCTGAAAACGGAAATTCCTTGCCCATGGCGATCCTCGTTGTGGGGGGTCGCCGCACCACTGAGGGATTTATTCCTGCCCCAGCCGGCCTTCAAGCTCTTTCAGGAAGTGAGCTTCATTAAGCAATGAATCCCAGTCGGTGCCGAGCCGCTCGATCAGTTCGCCGGCCTGCTTTTCGGTGATGCTTGCTTCCCGAGCGAGCCGGGCCGCCAGGAGATCAAGAACCATCTCGTCGGCAGGGCTGGCTTCGCGGTGCTGCATCGCCTCAGCAATCACCTCGAAGACGCTGCCGACCTGCTCATAGATTTCTGCTACCTCGATGCCCTCCAGGTGTGCCGCTTCCATTGCTTGGTCGGTCAGATCGCTTATCGCGGCAGGGTCATCCGTCACCACTTCAGGCAGATGCTCTGCCATCCAACGCTCGAGGAAATTGGCGCCGCGCGTGCTCATCATTTTCCATAAGCATGAGCCGCATATTAGGTTCCGCTGATCTTAGTTGTGACCCTTGAACCTTCTCTTTCGGAGGGCGTTGCTATTGGATTCGGGAGGGTTCCGATGGCGCGTTTTCAAATCGAAGAGTTCTATGGCGAACGCTTGCTTGCCACGACATCCGCGGAGGCACCTGATGCGCTCAGCGCCGCAGAGACCCTAACGGGTAAGGCGATCTCCACCAAGGCTTTACAAGAACACTGGATTCGCGTTGTCGACGAACGGGGAAGGCACCGTCCACGAATTCGGCATTGCGGAGGAGCAGCCCAAGGATTTTGCCAAATGACGAGTTGGCTAGGCGCAAAGCCCGGCTCGCAGATCGAGGTGACACAGGATTATGCGAGCCGGGCCTGGCCGCCGACACCGGAAGTGGTTTCAACTCGGCGGTAAGGTAAAAATCTTCGATAACCTCTCGTACCGCAAGAGGACTGAGGTCCCATCACGCAACCTGCGATGGTCTATTGTAATTGTGAAAGAGCCCGCCTGCCATGGGTGCCAAGCGGGCTCTTTATCGGGCCTCCCTGCGGATTCGCATTTCCAGTGTGGGCCTGGTTGCGATGAACCCCACCCGACGCGACGCCGGGTGGAAAGCAGCCAAACCCGTGCGCCGTCTGATTGATCAACTTCACCTGGGGGCCTGATGTTCCATTAGCAGCCGCCTTGACTAGGCCACAGCCCGCGCCAGACTCATTGCATGGCGAAGGGCAGCATCAAGGTCGGCGATAAGGTTGCGATCACCGCGACGATCCGCAAGCGCGTCACTGAGGATCGAGTGAGCGTGCTGACTCCCTCATATCACCAGCCCCCACTCGATCGTAGACACAACGCCTCACATCAGCGGTCAGAAGATCGAGCTAACCGGCGAGGTCACACGCGTCGATGAGGACACCGTGACGGTCGACGACAAGGATCTTGGCATCACGGTCAAGGCGAGCGCTGTCGGGTGGTGACGAGCCACGTTCCGCCGAAGCGCAAGACGTGAGAAGAAAAAGCCCGTCGCCAACTACCAAGCGACGGGCTGTAAATGGGGGTCTACCAAGGGCGAGCGGTCCGGAGGGGGCCGCTCATCGTGGAAACTCGACCCCTTGAAAATTGTTCCTGGCTGCAACAACAGGAAGGCGAAGGGCTGCCCAGAGCCACGGAGCCATTCATCATTCATTCATAATATCAGAAGATTCTCATGAGCGGGCATGCTGATGCTCCTCAAAGCAACACCAGGGTATGGGCAGGCTGCGAATAGGCGGCTGCGAAACAGACTCGGGTGGGGAGAGGAGGACTGACCAAATGTCGAATAGAGAAGTCGGAACATCCCTTTCGCTCGGGATGCGTGTCGCCGATCTTAAAAGCAGGATGCAGAACGCTAGGATCACCGAGCACGAGATTAAGACCTTCTGGAAGGTCGCAGCCATCATGGGACGCGGCGAAGGCTCCTTACGCATCGACGCGGACGATCTGATCGCCGCGTCCTTTCTCACCGAGTTGATGGGTGGCGAATCGACGCTGAATTGAAGCTTCTCGCTACGGCAGCTTGGCGCGGTAGGTGGCAACAGAAAGGCGGGCCATGGTCCGCCTTTCCTCAAGGATGACCGTCAGAACAAGCTAGCCGCCCATCTTCTTGGCCATAGCGCAGAAATCGGCATGGGCCTTGTTGAGGGTCGCATCGCCGCAGTCTTTCAGCACCGCAGCTCGTTCGTCAGGTTTCATCGCCATCCAGGCCGTTTTGAAATCGGCTTCCGATCTCAGGGTCTTCATCCCGGCATCGGTGAAGAACGGCGACATCTTGGCCGGATCATCGAGGGCAGACGTGGATCCAGCCATTGCTGCACTACTCATCATCGCGAGCGCAAGGGCGCCCATTGTGAACATCTTGATATTCATCGGACCTACCTCCTGAGATAATAATCCTAGAAGGAAAACGTGCGCTTACCGAAAGAGGTTCCAAACGCCGCTTCAGGGTAACGGCGGTTCCTGCGCTAGCGTGATCGGCCGTTCGGCTGTGCCTCCCGGAGATTCTGGAGCGAGGCAAGCCTTAGCTATGCTCGCCTCGCAGAATTTCACCTGGCCGGTATGCCGGGCTCACCCCTTCGACATCCGCGCCAGCGACAGCCGTCGGTACCGGTTTGGGGTGGGCCCACCCGTCTTGCCCTGCTGCATGCGCTGCCATAGCCGTTCGCGAATTTCGGTCGGCAGAGTGACGGCAATAGCGACCATTGCGCGCCATGATCGCCGCAACCGGGTGTCTCGGGCTTAGGGCGGACCCTCTAAAACGGCCGGACTTTTTTCGTCTGAGCGGCGTTTGTCCGTCATGGCGAGATATTTCTTTGAACTCTCCCATAGCGGGGATGTCTATCACGACGCCCGAGGGAAGGAACTGAGGGGGATGAAGGAGGCCAAGGAACGAGCCTTCGAAATCGCCCGCCGAATGCTGCTAAGCGCCAAGACCCGCGATGTCGTCTGCACGATCCGCGACATTACCGGCAGGGAACTTATGCACATCAGGATTGAATGCGTGGTTTCAGCTGAGGCAGATATCCCAGAGGGGACGACCTAAAGGTTGGAACATATCAGGGCGGCTTGGGGTTTTCGGCTCATGGCCAAGCATATCGTCCAACGACAACGGCCCCTATTTCGAATTCGACGTGATGCGCGGGGCGTTCCAGCGCTGGGTCGACGAGGACAAGGTTCCCGAAGACCAATGGCGGCCACGCGCAACGAGGCTGGTTCGCGTCGTGACCGGGGACAGTTATGTTGACCCTAACATTGTCGAGTGGATCATCCGCAAGCTTCCTTTGCGACGCGGCGGACCGTGACGCCGATCGTATGAACAAAACAAAAAACCCGTCGACCGAAGCCGACGGGCAGGTGCTGGAGTAGCCTGGTATGCGCAAAGTGGCAACGTGCACTGCAGGCCGATATGGAAACAACGGGGGTGCCTGGGCTGTTCCGGATTTCCGAGTGTCTCGTTCCTCAGTCGGAGCGCTGGATCGACGAACGTCTTAGCCCTGAACTCATAGGTCCCACCCACGAAACATCATCGTGAGAAGTCTGTTTGTAAGGGCTGGCAAGAATAGTCCCTTCATCGCCAGTGCGCGGCTGCTCACCGTCACCTGCGATGGCGGTGGGCATCCGCGAAGCCAGGTGGGGTTGCCAAATTGCCGATTCCTGATTGCCTCAATGACAAGTCTCTCGAATTCGAGTGCCCCAAATGTCGGCACGCCATCGTTCGTAAAGGCTCATGGTTCAAGGTCATCGCTACTTTCAGGTGCCCGAGTTGCAACGAGGCGCTACGGCTCGGATATCCTGAGAAAGTACGCCTTTTCGAGAAGCACATGCGCCTGAGCGGGAACGCAGAAGACGGGGGGCCGTCCCGCGTGGTCCGCCGGCCATCACAGGCTCCGGCCTTTCACCGGAGCCTGGATGAAGTCCGCATTAGCCACCGCTAGCCGGTGCCGGCGCGGGTTTCGCCGGAGCAGCGGGTTGGGAAACGGACGGTGCGGCCGGCGTCTCAACCTTTGGGGTATTGACGCTGACGTTGACATCCTTTCCCCCGGTGCCGTTGATGTTTATCACCCCGGTGAAGAACAGCAAAACAACAATTGCGATGATACCAAGGATAACCGCAACGACCGTTGCGCCACCACCAGAGTTTACGACTGTGGGTCCGTCAGACATGACTTTGTCTCCTTCCAGAGTTGTCACTCGAAGAAAAGAGAACTTTGTGGTATTTTGTTCCATCGCCGGCCAACAGTCCCAAATACCTGCGACTGAAGTCCCTTGATTAGAAATGCTCAAACGGGTCGCTGCCGCACTGTAACAGAATTAAACCTGCCGGCCGAAGCCAGCGGCTGAAGTTCAAGGTTGGTCTCGGCCCACCAGGAAGCATCTATAAGGGCAAATGGCGTGTCGGGCGCTCGCTCGAATGTTAATGCTGTTATGGGCGCCGGTCGAGTTCGCGCTGCTGAGCCTCAAGCTTGGCTGAAAGGCCGGCGATCTGCGACTGCATGTCGGTCTGCTTGGCAAGGATCGACTGAAGCATTTGTGTCGTCTGGTCCTGAAATTTCTGTCGGTCTTCCCGACCATTCTTGCCGATGCTTTCAAGTACCGTGACGCGCTCTTTCAGCGTGTTGACATCCGCGCTGGTGGCGGTTGCCCAACTGATGGCCGACGTCACCAAGGGCAACATCAGGATACCGATCACCGCCATTGAGGCGCGACCGACAAGCTTCAGCCACGCATTTTCAGCGACAGCTTCAACCTTCTTCTCGCCTGGTAGCGTCATGTCATCACCCCTGGTCATTCGCCTCGAAGCCCTTCAATGCACTGCTAAGGATGCCAGTTGCACCACTTCACGCCCTTGGCGTTGTGGGCGTTCATGTCGTCCAGTTCAGGCCGTGTCATCACGGCGAATACCGCCGCACTCGGGCGCATCGGCTTGTTGTTGTCGCACCAGACCTTGCGCGGGTTGTCGACCGGCGCCGAGGTCACGCAGCCTGCGAGCGCCAGGCAGAGCACCAAGGCTATTTTCGCACCCATGGCTCGGCCTCCTTGCGCGCCTGCTCGTCGGTCATGCCGGCGTTTTGGCGTTCGACGTCGGTGGCCTCACGGTGCATCTCGAGGCGGTCCTCGGCGGCCGCCAGCTTGCCGGCCGCTTGCTTGTTTCGCTCAGCCTTGGCACCAGCGAGCCGCTGATGAAAACCCCAGCCGAGCGCGCCGATCAGGCCGGCGCTGATCGCCAGGATCGTCGGATTGGTGAGAAGCCATGCCAGCAGCGCGCTCATAGCAGTGCCCCGATGAGGAAGCCCGCGATGAAGCAGGCGGCGCCCACAATCACAAATGGCCTGACGGCTTCAATGCAGGCGGCGAGCAGACCTTGCAGATTTTCCATGGTCAGTGCTCCCAGCCGAACCACCGCGCGAGCAGATGCCAGCACTCGGCCGCGCCGGCGATGGCAAGACCGAGACCGGTCTCCAGCGCCATCTGGATATCGGGATCGGCGGAGAACGCCGAGGCATCGTCGGCGCCCAGAAGGCCCCTGGCGACAAGCACGCCCGCGCCGTAGCGCAGGGCGATGCGGATGAAGATAGCGATCATTGGCAGAACACTCCGAAGAGATTGCAAGGAAGATGCACGACCCAGGCGGCGAGCGAGCCGAGCGCCAGCGCGATCAAGGCGACGATGCCGGCCGCCTTGGCGGGCGATGCGGATTTGGGCGGCGCGGCGGGCGCCTCAGTGCCGGCATGCTGCCCTGCGTTGCCGGTGGCGTGGTCGGCGCCGTATCGTCGGCGGATGCTGGCGCCAGCGGCACGGATACCGTCGTCGTCAGCGGCGCGGCCGATATCAGCAGCGCCTGGCGGCGCACGGAGGCGACACGGGCGCTCCAGCCTCGGCCGAAACTCGGCCAGGTCGGCAGTTTTTCGAGGAAGGCGAGCCGCGCGTCGCAGAGCGCGTCAATGACGACGCCGGCGGGTTTTGCACCCGCAGCGGCGAGCGTGGCCGGGCCGATGCGGCCGTCCTGGACAACGCCGAGTACAGACTGAAGATATTTCGCCGCCCTGCCCGGCCCGCTGTTCACGGCGAAGTCGAAGACGGCGTAGTCCACGCCATCGGGCAACTCGGCGCCGACCACCGCATCCCAGTAGAAGCGCCGGTACACCACAGCGACCTGGGCATCGCTGATGGAGCGAAGCTCGGCCTTTGTGGCATCCGCCTTCACGTAGCGGCGGAAATTGGCAAGCGTAACACCTTTCATGGTGGCGCCGCCCGGATCGGCGGGGTTGTCCGACCAGCCCCCTTCCGACTTCAGGACGAGCGAAAGGGCACGCGCAAAATTGCGGTCCATGGAACACCTCTTGTTGTGCTGACGCGCGAACGCTGCGCAGCCTCAAAGCCGGGCGTTCCACGCTGGAAAGTTACAGAATTGCCTTACGTCGCGGCCTGCAGACGCCAACGGGTCAACATTGGCTGTACGAGGTTCTTTGCAAACGCAATACTTGGCGCCTCGATAAGCCAGTAGCTCAGCGCCGCGAGCACAATACTCAAGGGAATGATGGCTGCAGCAATGGTAAGCCCGGCAGCAACCGGGTCCGCAGGCAATAGCCCTTTCGGCACCAGATATAGCAGGTAGAAGAACGGCACGTTCCAGAGGTAAAGGCCGAAGCTGACCTTCCCAAGGAATTGCGGTACCCGCGACACGAGAACGGGTGAAGTAGCAGCCTTTTCATCGTGATAGAGGAGCGCCAATAGGACAAAGCCGAGGGCTGCCGTTTCAAGATCCATTCCAGCGAAAAATTGCCGAAGGAAGATGAACGTCACCAGCACCGGCATCCAGCCTAATGGCCTCGCCAGCGACGCCGCAACACTCCCTGCCCGGCTCGGGACTAGAGCCCCCAAGGCGAACAGGTAGCCGTATTGGCTCAGCAGCGGTGCCACGAATAGCTCAGGATTCTTCCTCGCGACAAGGGCCACGACGAGCACGGCGAGAATGCCCCAAGCGCTCCATTTCCGATATAGCGGCCCCACGATGAGCATGAGCGGAATGGCGAGTATCTCGACCTGCAACGTCCAGCTTGGGCCCACCACATTGGAATTCCACAGTGCCATGTTGCCGACAATGTCGGTCCAAGAGAGGACGGCCGGAGCAACTGCGGCTGTCGCCGCAACGCAAGGGATCAGGCCCGGATAGATGCGCAGCGCACGCTTGATCGCGAAAGAAGCTGCGACCGAGGGCCAATAGCCTTTGGCAGCTTCTAGCGATCGTATAAGAACACAGCCGCTTAGCAGAAAAAATAATTCGACGGCCGCCCCACCGTTGAAGGTCGAGAGCCATGCTTTGGCCCATATATCGCCGGTATCAATTTGCCAAAACGTCTTCGGCAAAATGCGCTGAATGAGCTCCGGATTAAAGGACAAGATGGCATGATAGACGATGACCGCCAACGCCGCGTAAGCGCGCAGTCCATCGAGAGCCAGCAACCTTTGTCTTTCGCCGGTCTTCATCCGCCGTCGCGCCCCCTAACCCGTGCGCTGGTCATATTACGCCCAAGCTCTCACAACAAGCCGCCAGTTGCCGGCTGTAATATTGGAAACGTTACCGCCGTCCTTCGATAGTACACGTACGCCGCTTGCCCCGATCTGCGCGTACATGTTGACAGAACCCGGCACCAACACGATGCCTCTGGTACTACTGCTATCAGTGCTATTTGGTATGGCGATTTCATCGCCAACCGCATAGTTGGTCGTTCCATCCGTAGCAATACATTGGATGACAGCTGCGTAGAGTTTTGGCGCAGCGCCCAACCCATGCGGCAGAATGATCTGGCTGCCGTTGTTGAAGGCCTGCGGCGCGCTTTCGAACGATTTCGTAAAAGGCAGCGTGGCCCATTGCGGGGCAGTCGCACCCGGGTTCATCAACAGCGCCTGTGAAGCTGTACCCTTGGCTAGGCGGCCCCATACTCCAGCCCCTGTAGCATAGATGACATCGCCCGCGACGGCGGCACCGATGCCCGCAAGCGCAGAGAGGACCGTTGAGGCTGCCTGATAGCCAGATGTTACCGCACTGATCGCCGCGGTAACGAAGGCCGTAGACGCGGCCTGAGTAGTGTTGGTGCCGGCAGTCGCTGTAGGAACCGCCGGTGTGCCAGTGAACGTTGGGTTGGCTTTCGGTGCCAAGCTGGAGACAGCAACACCGCTATCCTTGCCGATCTTGCCGCTCGTTCCGTTGAAGGTGACGATGTTATCGGCAACCGACGCGGCGGGGCCGTTGAAGTCGCCGGTGCCCTTGTCGCCGGTGCGGCTGAAAACCAGCCAGCATCCGTCGCCGTCGGCCAGCGCGCCTGAGCCGGCAACATAGGCAAGCGTGAGCTTGCGATAGCCGGTGCCATCGACGACCGTTCCGGTGACGTTGTAGGTGTAGCGGACAGCTGCATTGGCTCGCGAGATGACGGTGAGCATGCCACGGATCGTGCTGGTGCTGTCATCCCATCCGTCGAGAACAGCGGTGATGCTGGCGCCCAAGGCGTCGAGATTATCTACATAGGCCGCAGTGGCCGAAGCAGGAACGGCGTTGCTGAGACGGAATTTGCCGGCGCCGGGGTCGGCGTCGGCGGTGGCCGCGGCGAAGGTCAGCGTCAGCGCGCCGAGCGCTGATGCGACTATGCCGGAGAAGGCCGGATTGGCAAGGATCGCGTCGGCCACATCGCCGGCGTTGTCCTCGATGTAGTCCGGCAACACCTCTCCTAGCTTGGTGAGGATATAGGCGACCATGACGTCGCGTAGCAGGTTGGGCGAAGCCGGATCGAGCGTCGAGAGGTCGACGCCGGAGCCGATCAGGACACCGCGCAGGTTGCCGATGATGCGGTTCCAATCATCGGCTGTCAGTTTGGTCGACGCGCCATAGCTCTGCCCGTTTCGTGCCCAGGAGAAGCCGTCAATATGTACACCCTCAAGTCCTGACGGGGCAGTGAGGCGCCTGACGGCGTCGAGGATGCCGAAGAGGTCCGGAACTGCGGTCATGGTCGAACCAATCAGGTCTTGATGATGTAGAGGACGGCCCGGTTGCGCGGCCGGGTTTCGGGGTCGCCCGTCGCCGTGTTCCAGCTGTCGGGCTCGATGCCAGCGTCGAGCGAATCCCGATCGCGGACCGAGCCCGCCTCGCCTGTCTTGCCGGCACGGGCGAAGCCGACAAAAGACGGGTTTGACGCGTTCTTCAGCGCGCTGGTGCTGCCGTCGCCATTGAGACGCTGCGGATTGTTGTTCTTCGGCGCGCCGGTCGCCCAGTCCTGGAAACTGCCAAGCGTGCGTCCAGCGTCGACGCCGCGACCCTGGTCGAGGCCGCGCAGGAACTCGCCGCGGAAGTCGGGAACGTTAAAGGTGGACACCGCGTCGCCAGCGCCCCATGTGGTGCCGATCGCGGCGAAAAGCGTTGCATAGGTGGTCCGGCTGACTGCCTGGCCATTGCAGTTCAGCCAGCCGCCCGGCACCGTGGCGCCGGCAAAGGGCGTGACGATGCCAGGCGCAACCGTAATGGGCGGAGAGACGCCGGCGACGACGTTGGCCAGCAGCTGCGAGAGCGCCTGCCAGAGCTGCGTCGGGTCTGCCGGGTCGGGTGTCAGACCGGCCATGGTGATGACCTTCAGGATCTCATCCTGCAGATCGTTGACGAGCTTGGCAGGGGGAATCGCGCCGACCAGCCCCGCCGTGCGGTTGGCGTCCCAATAGGCGACGCGCTCGGTGCTTTCCGGCGCGTTGCGCGGATTGACGAATTTCATAATGTCCTCTCTTGAGGTCAGACAGAAAAAATGACGGTGGTCCAAGCGGGCTTCATCGCCTTGAACAGGCAGATGAGATCGGCCGGCAGGCCGAGATCGCCGAAGGGGGTGATGCCCATCTCGGCGTCGCCCATATGGAACTCATACAGCGGCACGTTGGGAACGCTCACGATCCAGATATATTCGACTGGATCGCCGCCCGAGAGCTCGTCGTCGCCGCCCATTTCCGAGCCACCCATGCAGAACGGCTCCGGCTCCTCGATCGAGATCGTGTAGCCGGCGCTCGCGGCAAGCTCGATGAAATCGGCCGGGGTAATGGTGCCCGCCGAACGCACCTTCATCAGCAGCGAGCGCATGCGCGCGTCGATTGTCGCCTCCGGCCCAAGGCAGGGATCGGGCAGGCCATATTCGATCTCCCAGTCCTCAAGCGAAGTGATCAGCGTGATCGCAGTCGATTCCAGCGCCACCCCGAAGAATGCGCGATAGACGTCGGCAAGGCCGGAACCGATCGCTCGCCAGAAGCGCGCCAGCACCGACAGCGGATCGAGCGCCTGGTTGTCCGGCGTGCCCCATGCGGCACCCTTTGGAAGCAAGGCCGTCAGGAAGCCTTCCGCCGTCTCGTCGTCTGGATCGGACAGGATGTCGACCTGATCGGGGACGGGATTGGGCGGATCGTCGGGCGGCACATGGTATAAAGCCGCCTCGTCCTCGCCGAGATAGCGCGGCCAGCGAAGCGCGTCAGACATAGTTCACCGCGCCGAGGACCGGCATCTTGCCGTCGATGTAGACCATGTCACCCGAGGGATTGACCAGGAAGTGGCGGTCCTCGCCGACCGCGAGGCTGATCGCCTCCGAAATCCACGAGCGCGAGAAGGTGAAAGGTTGGCCGGCAACGCCCGGCCGCGCCCGTTGCGCGAACATGGATTTCAACGACGCGGTGACGGCGGCTCGCGTGACCACGGTGTCGTTGGCAAGACCCGAGATGGTGATGTCGAGCAGCGACGGGACCGGGGCGGAAACGGCAAGGCCGGCCCGGATCAATCGTTTCGATACCAGGAAGTCCTCAACGGTCGCGATGTCGCCGGCTTCCGGAATGCCGTTCACTCTGCCTTCGAAGAGAAACCAGACGCCGACCGTGCCCGGCGCATCGTCGAAGGGGTAGGCCCAGGCGTTGGTCACGCCGGGGACGGCGCGCGCGAACTGCTCGTAATCCAAGTATGCGCCGCCCTGGGGCGGCCTCCGCTTACGGTCGAGAATGCGGGCGCGCAGGCTCGCGTCCGTTTCGATATCCGCGCCGCCGCCGATGCCGCCGGCAGCGACTGTGGCCTCCAGCGCGAGATTGGGAAACAGCGTTGGGTCAGCGCGCGAAAGCGTTTCCCCGGCCGCAATGTTGGTCACCGCGCCGTAGTCGGCAGAGAGCACCAACAGGGTCAGGTAGCCGAGCAGGTCGGACCTGGCGTCCGAGGCAGACGCATAGAGGCGGCTGCCATAGACGAAGCTGATGCCAGCTGGATAGATCGTGTAGGCGTAGCCGGTGAGGCTGACATAGCCTTCGGCGCGCGACATCGGCCGCCGATAGATGCCAAGCTCGGCGCCGTGCCGCTCGAGGTGCTGGACACTCGCGGTGGAGGCGAAGATCTGATCGTAGAGCCAGGCGGCGCGCAGATGCAGGTCATGCAGGCCGGCGGCGAAGGTCTTGACGATCGCGGTCAGGTTGTTCGGCCAGATCAAGGCATCGGTGCCCGGCAGATAGCGCCTGAGCGCGCCGCGCAGCCGGGTCGATATCTCATTCGGCGAGAGGACGGTCCAGGCCACGCAATTGCTCCCATAGCACGCCGAAGCGGCGGTCGTAGACGACCGCGCCGTCGCGGTCTTTCAAGGTGATGGCGAGGTCGATGCGGCGCTGCGCCGGGTCAGCGGTGGCTACGACATCGGCCGATGACACCGCGCGCTGGTCGATCAGCGGCTGCAGCGCCGCGCGCGCATAGTCCTCGGCCTTCACCGCTGTGGCATCGCTCGCGGTCGAGCGACGGAGCAGCCAGAGCTTCGATCCGATCGGCCTCTCGCCGAGGTCTGTGCGCAAATCGAAACTGTCGCCGGGCCAGCCACGGTTCTGCTCTTCCGGCGGCAGCTCATCGGGCTCGACGCGGGCGTCGGTCATCAGGCAGAGCAGCACCGCCGTAGCAAGCTCGGCTTTCGTCCTTAGCCCGCCCGGATTGGCCCTGTCGTCGCCGGCCAAGGCCCAATCGCCTTGCATGCCGTCCCACATGGTGTCGGGCGATAGCAGCGGCTCGCCAGCGCCGGAAAGGGGAACGATGCGGATCATCAGTGCGAATGGTGGTTCGTGTTGCCGGTGGTGTCGATGATCGAGCCGGTGGCGAAGATATTGCCGTCGACGTTCAGGTTGCCCTTCAGGTTCCAGGTGCCGCCGGTCATGGTGATGGTGCGCGAGCCGAAGTCCATCGTCACGCCTCCGGCGAAAAGCTTGATGATGTTGCCGTCCGCATCGTAGAGCGCCGCGGCGCCCTGCGGCAGATCTGGCCTTTTGCCGGCATGCTCGATGCCCATCAGCAACGCCTGCGTGCGGCGCCCGGTCATGATCATGGCGACGCCGATGGCGCCGGTCGGCGGACGACTGGCGGCGCCATGCGGCTGAATGAAGAGCTGATCCTTGAATTCCTCGCCAGCCAGGCCTTTGCCGGAGATCAGCAACTCGCCGTTATCGAAGCGGGAGCCAGTGATCTCGAAACGGGTAAGGTGCGCCGACGATCTCATTGTGCCTGATAATCCGCTTTCGGTTCCGGTGCCGACCATCCTTTGCCGGACTTCGATCCCGACGAGCTGCCGCCCAATGCGCGCGGATCGGTAAGCGTCAACGTCGCGCGCGTGCCCTCGCCATCCCCCGCGGTGTCCTGAGACAGCTCGACCGATTTGATGACCATCATCTGGTCGAGATAGATGCGCGGATGCCGGACATAAACCTGCCAGTTCGGCGTCCAGGTTTTGCCGCCGGCGTCGCGCCAACCGACAACGACAATGGTTGCGTTCACCGCCAGACCGGCGGCTGCACGGGCTTCCCACTCGGCTGCGTTCTTCATGTGCGAGGCGGTGGCCTCTCCGTCGAGGACGACGATCTTCGGCCGGTTGCGTCCGACGCTCGGATCGTTGGCTTTGCTCTCCGGCCGCAACGCCTGCGGCGTGGTGCCTCGAGACTGCTGGCCGCGAATGATCGTGGGGTTGAATTTGCCCTGCCCGGAAAACTCCGCGCTGGCGCTAACGATGTTGACGCCCGCCGCCAGGCCGCCGGAATGCGTGCCCCCCGGTTTTTTGGCAATGAACAGCTTGCCTTCAGCCGTGTCGTGGATGATCGCCGCCTCGGCGCGCGCCAGCGGCTCCAGCGTCGAGTAGAGCGATTCGCCGGGTTCGATCTGATGCTTGGCAATGGTCTCGAATGAACCTTGCGCCTCAATGCCTATGCCGAGATTGTCGAAGGCCTCGCCGATCCCCTTGATGTCCTTGTTCTCGACCCGGCCGGTCTTGTGCAGGATCGATGTCTCCACGGCATCCACCGTGCGCGAGACCAGCGTGATGGTGGCCTGCCAATCGTCCGGCCCCTGATCGGGCCGCAGGTCGCGGACATAACCGGTCAGGAGCAGCGTGCCGCTCGCCGTCAGGGTAACCTTGTCGTCGGGCCATGGCGGCGACATGCCTGGCGGCACATGTCCGGTGACGACGGCCGTTCGTACGGCCTCCTCAGCCGAGATCGATATGCGCACATGCTGCCAGGGCAGGAAGATCCCGGCCGCGTTGATGGAGATCGTCTCCAGCGCGCCGGTCACGGGGCGATAGCCTCGAAGCTGACCGGCATGGCGGCCGGCGTGGACACGGCGTTGCGGCGGACGAGCTCGGCGGCGCGCCCGGCGTCAGCGTAGAGCGCATAGGCGAGCGCGGTGGCCGGCAACGATATCTCGGTCTGCACCATGACCAGCGGCGCGCGGTTGGCTGCCGTGGCGCTGAGATCGGCCGCAGCTGCATCGGCGATGCCGCCCAGCCATTCGTTGACCGATACGTCCAGACCGCCCGACAGCGCCTCGAGGACGGGATCGATGACCGGCGTGATGCGATCGCGAGCTCGACGCGCATCCTGGCGCGAGAAGTAGTCGCCCGCCGCAAGGGTTTGGCAGAAGCCTGCAGCGAAGGCGGCGGCGGCGCAAAGATCGAAGACATCGGCGCCGGTCGGCACCGCCGCGGCAGCGAAGGCTTCGACCGCAGCGGCCGGACTGGCCACGTCGGCGATGGCGCCACAGGTCGAGACGATGGCTGCGGCTATCGTCGCGGCCTGGGCGACGGGTTCGGCAGAGAGCCGCACGATCGAGGCGATGGCGTCGGCCACGGCCGGGCGCTTGTCCTCCGGCATCCCGGCGGCGGCTGCCACGGACGTCAACCGGCTGGCGGCTGCGACGACGGCGTCGGCGGAAGGCGCGGCTTGGCCGGTCGCGACATCACGCATGCGGGAGGCGGCGGCGGAGGCGACCAGGTCGATGCCTGACGCGATCAGCGCGGCGATGGCGAGCGCGCCCGGTACCGCCGCGAAAGGCGCACTGGCCAGCCCGGCCGCGATGAACTCGATATCGAAGCCGACATAGCCTGCGCGGCCGCGCTCGCGCGAATGGCTCCAGCGCGGCGCGCGTACCAGCACCGGGCCGCCCATCGGCAGCACCAAAGTTGCCGGCCCAGGCGCATTGAGCGCGGCGACGAAGCCGAGCGCGGCGGCATCGGCGAGATCGCCGGCGACATAGGCCGACAGGCTGAAGCGCCTGACATCGCCGCCCATGTCTTCGGTGACATGCAGGTCGGAATAGGCGATCGGCGAGACGGCCACGCGGCGGCCACCCTCGGCGCTCTCGACCTCGACGAAGAACGGCACGCCCCGGAACGATGCCGGGCGAAACGCTTTCAGCCAGTTCCGCATCAGCGCGGCCCCATCATCTGCCCGGCGTTGGACTTGCCCGTGTCGGCGCGAACCGGTTGCTTGAGCGAACCGATCGGCCTCGAAAGATCGGCGGCGGCGCGACTGGCGGCGGAAGACAAGGCGGCGGCGCCGCTGACCAGCGCGTCCTTCAACTGACCAGCAACAGACGCAAGGTTGTCGGCGCCGGCCTTGATGCTGTCGCCTGCCTGCTTGCCGCCGTCGGAAACCGAGGATGCGGTCTCGATGCCGGCGCGCTGCAGATCGGCGGCGGCCGCGCTGGTTGCGCGCTCCATGGCTTCCGGCGAATCGAAAGCTTCCATCATGCCGACATGCTTCTGCTCGAAAGCGCCGGCACGCACGGCCGCGGCGTGGCCGCGACCATACAACCGGTATTGTTCGGCTATGGTCGGCGCGACCGGCCGCGGCGACGGCGCCGGGATGGCGCCATTCTGGTCCTGACGACGCGAAGGCAATTCCGGGCTGACAGCCATCGGCCCCTTCGCGGCCAGAAGCCCTTCCGGGGAGCGCCAGCCGGCCTTGAAGGCCATCATGCCCTGGTCCTGATTATCAAAGCCGTTGCGAAGCCACCACATGCGCTTCTGCCAGAAGGTCATGCCTTTCTGGTCGAGCTGCGCGTTGATGAACTGCGCCTTGTCCAAGTTGGAGCTGATGAAGTCCATCGCTCCCGTCGCGGCCGGCGCGATACCCTCGCCGATCGAGCGCTTCATACGCTCCCAGGACGCGCCCATGCGGTCAATCTTCGACTGGTTGTCGTCGAGGATCTTACCCAGGTCACGCAAGGTCGAGCCGTCGACATTGTCGAGATCGGCTACGAACTGATGAAACGCGTCCTTGCCCTGCACCAGGGCGCGCATGCCCTTCTGTACCTGCAGGTCCGTAAACAGCTGAGGTATCTTCGAGAGGTCGCCCTTGGTCGCCTTCTCCGTCAGCTCGATCATTACGTCGAGAAGATCCTTGCCCGACTTGCGGGCGGCATCCAGTTCCTTCGGCAGGTCGATATGATACTTGGCGAAGTTCTTGACCGTCTCACTCGACTGCATCTTCTGGAGAACGTTCTGCAGGTCAGTAGCCGCTTCCTCGGCACTACCCTCACGGAGGCGGATCGTCTGCAGGGCGGAGGCCAGCCGCTTCAATCCGGCCTCGCCCTTGTAGCCGACAGCGGCGAAGGCGGGCGCGAGGCTCGGCACATAGCGCGCCATGTCCTTCAGCTCGAATTTGCCCTGCTTGCCGGACGTGACCAGAATGTCGAAAGCGCGCTGCATCTTGTCGCCGGCGAAGTCGAAATTGGTGGCGACGGAATCGGCCGTAGTGGCGATGTCCGCTATCTCGGCGCCGGCCGCCTGCGCGGTGGCGGTGACGGCCGGCAGGAAGGACAGCGCATCGTCGAGGCTGCGCCCAGAGGCGACCAGCGTTTCGAGGCCATCGGTGACGCTGTCTTGGGTCGTCGCATAGTCGAGCGCCGACCGGTTCACCGTGCGGAACATCTCGTCCAGCTTGTCCTTGCCGGCGTCGGCATTGATGACGATGCGGTTGAGGCGACGCTCGGCGCCGGCGAAATTGGTGACCAGTTCGCTGGTGCCACGCACAACCCCATACGCAACCATGCCCCGCAGGGCGGTGCTGGCAAGCAGACTGTTGCGGGCTAATAGGCTCTGCGTCTTGTTGAACGCCAGTGCCTTCTGGTTGACCTGGTTGAGCTTGCCAGACAGCTGGCCGAACGCTCCCATGGGGCCAAGCTTGGCCGACAGGCGCAACACCGCCTCGATGACACGGTTGCTCATTTCTTCGGCCTGCGCTTGAGGTACTCGATGCCGCGCTTGTGCAGCATGGCGATTTCGGAAAAGGTCATCGCCAAAACCACGGCCGGGGACCAGTTGAAGAAGAACATCAGGTCGTCAGCCTGAAGGCCGACGATTTCTTCTAGCTGACGGCGGGCGGCGACGAATGGCGAAAAAAATCGATGACGGTGTCCCGCACCTTGCGCGAATCCAACACGCCCAATTCGCCGAGTTTTTCAGTTCCGGGCGTGACGATGCACCGCTTGACGTAAGCTGCGATGGTCGCGGTGTTCTCGATTACCACTTCCTGGCCACCAGCGCGCTGGATTTCATACGGTTCGCCGAGCGCGAGGTAATCCTCCCACCCAGGCTCGCGCACGGTGACGCTCTTGAAAACCTCGCCATGCGCTTCGTACTGCCGCGAAAGCGGGACCACTATCTCGGCCATCAGTGCCTATCCTCTTCTCACAGCGCGCAAAGGCCGCTATCGCGGCCCTCCCGGTCAGATCTTCTTGTAAGCGCGGCTGATCAGGGCCACACCGGTAACTTCGCCAGTGGCGCGATTGATGGTCGGCGTGCCGGTAAAGCCGGCTTCCGTCCAAAGATGCTGGGCTCCGGTGAAACTCTCGTTGAGCGTCACGTTGAAACCGGATGCGCGCATCAGGCGGTTCCAATCGTCCGTCTTCATGTCCTCGAAGGTGAGGTTGGCCTTGTAGCCAGTCGGCTCGACCGTACGATAGATCGACCCGTCCTGGTTGGCGGCCCCCGTCACCTCGATGTTTGACGGCAGGATCTCCGCCGCGCCGCGCACCACTATGCGGTCGCCTGTCGAAAGGCCGAACGTCATTTCACCACCGAAATTCTGCATCCGTCATTCCCTTCGTGATTTGAAACGAGACAGCTCTTGCCGCCGCAGGGATCAGGCCGCGTCTCGATACTGGCTGTAGAGCTTGGCGTTGGCGGCGATCACGTCGAGCGCGTTGACGCGATCGATCGGCGCCAGGATGTCGACGCGGTTGGCGTTTTCGCCATTGCGCTGAACGATCAGCCGATCGGCGAAGCCGCGCGCATTTTCGAGCACGCCCTGATTTTCCATCGTCTCGGCGGCATGCACGAGCGTCGCCTTGATCGACTTCGGCGTTGACAGCGAACCGAGGCCGGCGGGGTTCTCGTCGGCAAGCGCCTTCTGGCCGTGCTCGTAGGAGAGCTGCGCACGGAAGAAGCGCAGGATGGCGACGAGCTGGCCGATCGCCTGGATGTCGCGGAAGGTCTCGTCCGGCTGGGCGTTAGCATCTTGTCTGTAGGTCGTGACGATCTTGTCGATGGCGACGCGACCGTCCGACGTGACGATGAAGGACGAGATGCCGGAGCGCAGCAGCGTGTTGCGGCCGGCATGGGTCGGCATAGTGGAACGGGTGCGCTGCGCCTTGACGCCCTCGACGACAAGTCCGGTCTGGTTGCGCGAGACGTTGCCGGTGACGCCGTCCGACAGCCAAGGGACGATGCGGGCAGCGATGGCGGCGGCGTATAGCCAGGCGGGTGTTGCGTTGCCGGCATTGGCGATGCGCGGCAGGATGGTCAGGTGCCGGTCGTTGAGGCTGAGGCCGAGCGTCGTGAGCGCCGAGGTAGTGCCCGTCGAGGGCGCGAAGACGTGGCCATAGACCTGGCGGTTGTACGCCCAGCGGCCTGACGTGTCGTTGAGCATGGTGCCGTAACGGCCGATGTTAGTGGCGTCGCTGAAGGGCGAGACGACCCAATCGAAGGGATCGTCTCCGAGCGAGGCGAGCGCAGACGACAGGTCGGGATCGCCGGCGGCGGCGACGGTGTTGGTGAGGGTCAGCGCCGCCCCGGCAAAGGCGTTGGCCGCGATCGTCGTCGGCACGTAGAAGTCGAGGTCGCCGAATATCGCGCCGGCATGGCGCGCGGTGACGGTTACGGTGTCGGTCCCGACGGCTGAGGTGACGGGGAGGGACGCGCCGGTGAGCGTATTGAAATAGGCGTTGATGGCGGCATTGAGTGCCGCGGCAACGGTGTTGACGCTGTCGCCCGCCGAGATCTGCACCTGCACCGGCTCGCCGGCGATCTCGATCGTGCCTACGCCTCCGCCGGCCGGGACGGAATTGACTTTGATGGTGTCAACGCGAGCCGTGCCGGTTGCGGCAGCCGACAAGATCCAGGTCTCCTGCACCGGGGCGTTGAGGAAGGCCCCGCGGGCCATTTCCGCAAGCATGGACCCCGCTCCGCAGAGCGCGACGGCTTCCTGCGCCGAGCCGATCGCCTGCGGCAGATTGTCGGCTATCGGAGCGCCCGTATTCTTGTGGCCGATCAGCAGCAGGCGCGAGGCCGACTGATAGCTGCCTCCGCTCGTGACTTCGAAGGCGAAGAGGGGCGCGACCAGGCCGGCGCCCGGAATGTTGTTGAACTGGATGCCCATCAGTTTTTCTCCTTGCGCTTCGCCGGCGTGACCGCAGGCGCTTCATCCGGGGTTTCGAGGATCAACGAGCCGTCGCCGAGCAGTTGCATCCACACAGGATCCTCAGCATCGACAATCAGCCCGTCAGCGGGAAAATCCGTGTTCGGGCGGAATGGATGCGGCAGCCGGTGGGTTTCATCCGCCAGCTTGACGCGAACGAGGTTGGCCATGGTTTAGTCTCCGATATCGGAAAAAGGCGGAGCGACGGCATCGGCCGGACCGGCCTGGCCGGACAAACCGTTGATCTTGGTTTCGAAAGCAAAAGTGTCGATGAGCGGCAGGGGCTCCGATGCGGGGAACTGTGCCGCCATCGCAGCGATGGTCGCCGACGCATAGGAGCCCTCCGGCAGCATTGCCGCGATCTGTGCCGCGGGCTGCGGCAAGCCACCCCCCGGCGTGAATTCGTCATCAGGGATCAGGCAGTCGAAAAGCATGGTGTTGCGTTGCCAGCGAAGCCCGAGCTCGGGAACGGCGAAGCCTTCCTCGTCGATCCCTTCGATGGCGATGAAGGCCTTGCGAAAGACCAATCCACTTGGACCAAGCGTAAGGACGTAACGCACCTGGGCGCAGAGCGAGGCAAGCACGATCCGCGCTTTCGGATCGGAACCGACCATCGCATCAACGAAGACGCCATCTTCGTCCCTGGAAGCCACTGCGAGTTCCGCAACCACCTCGAGGGTCGTGCGGCCATTGCGGGCAACGCTGCCCTGCCCGCCTCCCCGGCGCGGCGATTCCGATTTGCGCGTAAAGAGCGCCAGGACAGGCGTGTATTCCTTGTCCGGATCGAGAGCATCGACCGTCGGCCGGCGGCTATCGAAAACGCGATCCCGCGCGAGCGTCGGGAATGTCGTGGCCCCGGTCGGCGCCAGGCTCTCGATAGCGGCTAGACGCAAGACCTCCGCTGCAATGGTCACGGCGCGACCTTCGTTCGGTTCACATAAATGGCCTTTCGTCGACCACCATCTTCAGGGATGGCGGCGACGACATAGCGGGCAGCACCCCAGCCGATGATGTCCTCGACCTTGATCGGATGCGGCCAATCGCTCGAAAGCGCGGTGATGACCGCCTCGTGGCTCGGGCTCTCGCGGCCGCGCTCACGGCTGTCTACCGTCATCGTCGCCGGATGCGAAAAGCCGGGCATCAGCGCGACCGGGCCGAAATGGATCGAGCCCCGGAAATCGAAGCCGGCACGCGAAGGATCGGCGACGCGGTCGTCGTTGACGCTGACACCCTTGGCGGTGGGGAAAACGTGGAACGTCTGGGTATCGAAAACTTCGGCGACCTTCCCCTCGAGGGCGACCAAGGCGCTGTCCCAATCGACCATGGCGGGCCTTCCACATAGCCGCCGGGACCGTGCCCGGCAGCATTGAATAGCGGCCCTCAGGCCTGACCCAGATCCATCTGAGCGGCCTCGTCAGCGCGGACGAGGTCGACCTTGGTGGCGGGACGCGCCGCCCCCTTGGCGGCAAGGTCGTCGAGCTGCTTCTTGTCGACATCGAAGATCGCGCCTGGCGCCTTGACCTCGATTTCGGCGCGCTTGACGGTGTTGCCTTCCGGGCTCTTCTCGCCCGGCGTCTTGCACAGGTGGACGGTGTTCAAAGCAATGGCTTTGACCATGATGTTTCTCCAATCGTTTCTGCTGGCGGACGGTGCGACTAGGTCGTCAGGATCAGGCGACGACAGTCGCCTTCAGAGTCGCATTCGGGTTGACCGGCACCATGAGCGGCGCCGACTGGGTGACGATCTGCTCGATCGCCACGTCGCCTTCCGGAATGTAGTCGCGCGGGAAGATCGGCAGGGGCTGGAACTGGGCGTGCACGTCGACGATGGCCCCGAAGCAGCGGTAGCCCTGCACGTTCGGACCGGTGAGGACGACATCCTTGGGCGACATGAACGGCGTGACCGCACCGTTGACGGTGTAATAGTCCTTGTACACCCACACCTCGATACCCCCGCCGAGCGTGCCGCCATAACGCACCTCGCCGGTGGTCATCAGCCCGGTCTTGATCGTCAGGTCGGCGTTGCCACGGCGGGTAAGATCCATTTCGGCGAGGATCTCCTCGTCGCGGCGCATCACGCCCCAGGCGTCGATGCCGACGGTAATGCGGTTCGGCGCGCCACCGAACTCGGCCGCATGCATCATGTCCGCCCAGCCCTGGATGTCGTCCAGGATGGACACGCCGACATCGCCCCACCGCGCGCCGGCGCCGAGCACGATTGTGTGGCCGGCAGCGCGGCCGAAATCGACCAGGCGCTGCGGCATGTCCTTGCCTTCGATGACGACCTTGCCGTCGATGACAGCCTTGGCAGCCATCCATTCCCACAACCTTTCGATCGCGACGCGGTGATATTGCAGGATGTCCGCTTTGACCGCGTCGTAGCGCGCTTGCGGGCTCTGCGCGTTCGGCCCAAGCAGAGTTCCGGGGCGCCGGGTCAGCGCCCGCAGCGGCGAAACGGGATCGCTGGGCTTGACATAGCCCGGCTTGAAGCGCTCGACGCGCGCGCCTTCCTCATAGATCGCGCGCCCCTGCGCCATCGGCGCGACAAAGGGCGCGAGCTTGCGCCCGGCGCGCGGGATCTTCTCCAGATCGACATATTCGTCCGTGAACGACATTTCGTTCGGGAACAGCAGGTCGAGCCAATAGCTTGGGACGCTGTCCAGTTCGCGGAATACGCCAAGGAGAGTGTGCGTGTCCCAGAGTTCGTAGTGGTCGAAGTCCGCCATGGTCGTGGCCCTTGTGAAAGAGCGGCCGAGGCCGCGATCTGGTTGAAGATTCGCGGTTCGCGTCAGAGCCGCTTGCGGATGAGAATGTTGGTGGGCGACGGCGCGTCCCGGAACGCGGCCTCGCGCTTTGCGTCCGTGTCCAACGAGGCGTGCCAGTTGAGCGCGTCCGGATTGAAGTTTCCGGCGCGGTAGATGGCGACGCGCTGCGCGGCATTGGTGTCGAGCACCGGCGCCGTGGTGACGCCGATCGCCTGCACGCCGACCTGGTCGGCGCCGCCGACGAGCGTGACGTTGGCAAAGGCGGTGGCCGAACCGGTTTCCGTGGTGGCGATCGCATTGCCGACGGAGCCGGCCTGTTTGGCGACGATGCCGACGATGCCGGCGGCATCCGACTGTGCAGTTACATCGGCATGCGGCACCGTCTGCGATCCATAGGCGTCCCCTGCCCCGGCCCCGCCGTTGATGGCGGCGATCAGGTTGCTGGCGGTTTCCGCCGCCGTCGCGCCGATCTTGACCTGCCCGGCGACGGTCGTCGGCGTCGCCTTGAGGGTGTAGACGGTCGCGCCGATGGTGATCGTGTCGTCGGCGGTGCCGACGCCCGAGAACACCAGCCGGCCGCTCGCCCTGCCGCCCGGCGCATAGGCAAGCGTGGCCAGGGCGAGGCTGAGCCCGGTGGCTGAGAGCCCAACGACAGAGAAGGCAGGAAGCGGGACATCGGCCGCCACGGGAAAATCCTCCGTGACCGGATGCGGAATGGCCGAATTGAATATCTCGGCGGAAGTGAACGTATCGGACACCTCCCGGGCGGCCATGCCCGGCTGTGCAAAAGGAATGCTGGTCATGATCAACCCTTTTCAGTGACGAGTTGCGGTTTGGAGGTTTGAGGCGTCAGCCCTGCTTTGACGCCGTGCCCGTGGAGGCGCGGTAGTTGGCTAGGATCCGGCTTGCCGCCTGTTGCGACGCCTCGGCGCTCTTGGGTGCGCCAGGCTGCGCAACCCCGGCCGCGGCGAGGCGCGACTTCTCATAGGTGGAAGCGTCGGCCCCGCTCTTAGCGTTCGAACCCGCCACATTGGCCACGACGAAGGCGACGACATCCTCGCCGGACATCCCGGGCGACTTCTGCGCCAGGTCGAGCGCAGCGGTCATGCGGGCGGCGTCGCCCTTCACACCCTCGGCCGAGAGCGCCGCAACCAGGCGATCAGTGGCCGTCTTGGCGCCCGCGGCTTCGCCTTCGGCGAGCGCGGCTTTCACCGCCGCGTCGTGATCGGCCTTCGGAATGCCGGCATCATCTTCGGCTGCAGGCGCGCCGGTTTTCTCGCTCATGGAAGTTCTCCTTGGTTGCGAGGTGGAGCGCCCAGGGGCGCTGGTCAGGTCCGCGAGGACCGATTCGAAGGAGCCGACGCGGTCGGCAATGCCCGCATCCACGGCCACCTGGCCGATGAAGGTGCGGGCCTCCGTCTTGCGGGCCGCGGCAGCGGTGAGCCGGTTGCCGCGTCCCTTGGCGACGGTCGCTAGGAAGCTTTCGTAAAAGGCGTCGACCTCGGCCTGCAGATCCTCTCGCACCGCGTCGGACAGCGGCTCGAACGGATTGCCGTCGACCTTGTGCGCGCCGGCGTGGATAAGGGTCGGCGTGATGCCTTCGCGATCCAGTTGGCGGCTGAAGTCGGCATGGAGGAGCACGACGCCGATCGAGCCGGATAGGCCGGTTTCCGTGGTGACGATCTCGGTCGCGCCAGACGCGATGGCATACATGGCCGATGCCGCCATTCCGTTGACAACGGCGACGGTGCGCTTCTTGGCGGCGAGATCGCGGACCAGCGCGGCCGTTTCGAACGCGCCGACGGCCTCGCCGCCCGGCGAATGCATGTCGAGAATGACCGACCTGACGGCCGGGTCAGCCGCCGCAGACTTGAGCTGGAAGCCGATACCCTCATAGGAGGTCAGGCCCGAGCTCGCCCCGACCCATGCACCCCGGTTCACCAGCGAGCCGGTGACTGTGATGATGCCGACACCTTCCCGCGTCACGCGATACGGCACGGCACGGCGGGCTCCGTTCTCGTCCTCGACTACGGAGGAGCCTTCGAAGCGCGAGGCCTCGGGCGCATTGATGCCGATGCGGCCGGCCAGAACCGACAGAATAACTTCGGCCTTGTCGCGCGTGATCAGCAGCGGCCGGTTAAGCACCCGGTCGGCGATGTGGATCAGCGATGTCATGGCAACCTCAGCAGGTGAAGCGGATGCGCTTCGCGTAGTGCGAGCGCTTGCCGTTCTTTGCCGAACAGGCGGCCGCGAGGCGCATCAGTTCCGCGTCGAGGGCCGCGATATTCGTGGCCGAGACCCTGACCCGTTGCTGGGTGACGGGGGAGCGCACCTCTGTCTCTTCAACGCGCTCGCCGGCCAGCAGCTTCAGCTTCGCCGCATAGAGCGCCTGGTAGAGGGCGCAGGGATCTTCGGCGTCAACCTGGGTGCCGCCGAGCTTGATCAGCGTCGGCATCAGGCATTTTCCTTCTGTTTCGGCGCATTTTCGGCTGGGACAACATCGTCATTTGGATCGGTTGGATTGCGAACGAAAGGCGACGGCATGCCCTCGGCGAGGTAGCGCTTGTGCCAGTAGAGCCGGCGCTCGAAGACTTCCTCCGCGTCGACGCCGATCTCGGCGCATTCCATGTCCGGCGTCGAGGTGCCGTTCAGCAGCCGCTCGGTCGCGGCCTTGGCGCTCTTCTGGTCGTCGGCGGTGGCCTTGGCGGGCCCCTGCCAGTTGGCCCACAGGACCTTGTCGCGATTGGCGCGAAACGCCTCGTAGCCGCCCTTGAGGGGCAAGCGTCCGGTGCCGATCAGCTCGTCGACGAGATGCTCGTAGGCAAGCTGGCAAATCGGTGCTGCGATACGCTCGCGCCGGCGGGTGACCACCGGATGCAGGGATGCGCCCTCCATCCGGGTCGAGGAATAGGTCGCGCCCTCATAATTCATGGTGTAGCTGGCGACGCTGATGCCGATCGCGCGCGCCATGCCCCGCTGCAGCTCGCTCGAGACCGGCAGGAACTGCGGACCCGGAATGCCGGTCGACATCAATTCCAGCTTCTCGCCGGGCGCCAGATGCGACAATTTCGGATCGGTGCCGACCGAGATCTCGCTTTCGGCCGCCTTGTCCATGACGGCGAGGAAATAATCGCGAAACTCGTCGCGCAGCGCCTTGCCGTCCTGACTCTCGCCCAGCGCTTCGAGCCCTTCGAAGGCTTCGGCCGACGGCCTCTCGCTGGTCAGCACCTGGGCGAAGACCGTCTGCAGTATCCCGGTCTGGATCGTGACATCGACCAGGGTCTCCCATTGCAAATATTCGCGGAACGCGGTCACCAGGCGCGAGATGCCGCGAACGTCATTGCTGTCCATCGGATCGAAGACATGGGCGACCATCTGGCGACCCTCTCCGTCATAGGCCGCGTGGTCGCGCTTGACGATAATGCCGCTTTCCTTTTCGGCGAGGCGATAGGCGATGGGGCGGCCATTCGGGTCATGGATGACGCCCTGGTAGAGCCCCTCGATCTCGCCGGTATCCTGGACCAGCGCGGTCGGCGTCGTCAGGCACATCTTGGTGCCGGAGGTGATTCCGTATTGGTGCCGCTCGCGAACGGACATGTAGTCCATCAGCGCCAGGGCTTCGCCGTAGACGACATCGTGGCGAAGCGCGACATCCACCTTCTGCGGCACGATGAACTTGCCTTTGAGATCACACTCGCGCGCGTTCCACGCCCAATGCTTCCACGCCGCTTTCAGCAGCTTGATGAACGCGTCCGTCTCCTGCTTGTCGTAGCCGAGCGCCGACAGGTCGGGCGCCGGGCTGAGGATCAGTTCAACGCCCACCGTGTCGGCGATGACCTGGTCGACGGCGCCGCGCAGGCGGCCCGAATTCTGGATGATGTCCATGGCGAGGCCGGCCGCGCGCCGCCAGGCGGTGCGCACCTCGTCGCGATGGTCGCGCAGCGCCGTGCCGCGCGTCGACAGGATCCTCGAGCGACCGTCGCGCAGGTATCCGGCCTGCGGGGACGGGCGCGGAGCGGACGCGCCTCCCCTGCCGAATATCCTGTCCAACAACTTCATTTGCGGTTCTTCCATTTCTGGCGACGGGCCTGCGATGCCGTGTCATTCCTCGCCGCCGGTGCCGCCCTGGGGCCGGCCAGGGGCAGGCCGTTGAGCAAGTCGGGCTCGGGCGCCGGTTGCAGCCGCTGCCGCACCGCCGCCCAGTCGTCCGCGCGCCGGGTGGAGAGGCCGAGCATCTCCGCCATCGCCATGGCGTAAACGTGGGCGTCGAGGCAGTGATTGTCCGGCCGCAGGCGTTTCCATTCCTCGTGGAACTTGCCGCGCACGACCTCGGCCACGAAGGCTTCGGCCGTGAGCTGCAGGAAATACTCCTTCGGCAGGAATTCGCCGAAATGGACATAGCCGGCGGGATCTGCCGGCTCGCCGGAGCGCAAGCCGAGCTTGTGCAGGTTGGCGAACAGCTCCGCCTTCAAGCCCCAGGTGCCGACCGGCCACAGCATGGCGCTGCCGAAGCGCTTACGCTTGCCGCGCTTGGTGATCGACTTCTTCGCCGGAACGCTGATCGCCGGCACGCCGCGTCCGCCGGCACCCTTGACCGCGTAGGTATTGGCGCGGCGCCGGCACCACTCCAGCACCTGGTTGGTGCGGCCGCCGTCGCCGCCGTCCACCGCCAACGCGTCAATCCGCCGCTGCCCGCCAAAGGCGTCGTCGAGCGGCTTGGCGAAGAACTCGTCGAGATTCGTCCAGGCGCCCTCGCCAGGATTGTCGGTCGTACCTTCGAAGAAGCGGACGCCGAGCACCCAGCTCTGCCGGTCCTCGCCGAAGGCGACGACTACGGCCCAGATGCCGTTGTGCTGCACATCGGCGCCGGCGACCAGGATGAGGCCCTCCGCCGGAACCCTCATTTCGGCGAAGGGCTCGCGGCGCTCCATCAGCCGCTCATATTCCGGCGCGTTGCCCTTCACCTTGGCGGGAAGGCCGTACACCAGATTGAAGATGCCTTTTTCCCCGAGCCCACCGGGCTTGGCCTGGTTGAGCACGTCTTCCGCGATCGCCTCGTAGCTCATCATCAGCGAGATGAAGGCGTCGACGTGGAAGCCGGGATGCCGGTCGGGGCCGGAGAGCGTCGCGATGTAGCGTCCGTTGCGAACGCCGATGACCCGCTCCGTCTCGCTGACGATATGTCCGCAATGCGGGCAGACATAGAAGCTTTTGTGCGGATGCAGCCGATCGAGGTGGAAGCCCTCATGCGACTGGACGAACTCGCCTCTGCATTCGACGCAGGCGATGTTCCAGAAACGCTGGTCGGAACGCTTGAAGGACCGGTCGATGCGGCAGTGCCCCTGCGCGTCGCCGAGTTCGTCGCCAGTGTCGATCTCGGGCGTCGACAGCTCGAAGATCTTGTACGACTTCGTTCTCCGGAATGCCGTGAAGCGGCCGAAGAACAGCGTCTCTGGATCGTCGCCGGTGACGTGGGTCTGCCACTTCGAGACCTCGTCCTTGACGCCGTAGCGTGTGGTCTTGCCGGACAGGTCCGTGGCCACGTTGGCGTTGGCCAGCATCAGCGATCCGCCCGCGAACCGCTTCTCATAGATGGTGGAGCCCGCACCGGATCGGCTCACCGCCGGGAATATGACCTGCTTGCCGGTCTCCTTCTGCCAGGCCTCGATCAGCGGCTGCAGCTTCTGGCTGTTCATGTCCTGCAGGAAGTCGATCGACGGCAGGCCGTAGATCGTGTTGTCCGGCGCGGTGTCGGCGATGTAGAGCGCCCAGGCCAGCGCCAGGATCGACACGCCGGTCTGCTGGGACTTACGGACCGTCACCAGGTTGCAGGGATGCTCGATGCTGAGGCAGTCGGCAATCTCGCCGAGATATGGCGCGTCGTCGAGCGCCCAGAATTCTCCCTTCTTCGGTCCGTCGACCAGGATGATATTCTTGGGCAGCCACTCGCGAAAACGCGCCGGCGGCCGTGGCCTGATGGTATCCGCCAGCGCCATGCCGGCGAGACGCAATGCTCCCGGGTGGCCAGGGCCAATGTGGATGCTCAAAGCTCTTCGTCCTCGAGCGCCTCGTCGTGCTCGGCCGCTTGCGCAACGATGCCCGCAAGGCGATCCGCGATCTCGGTATTCAGGTCGAAAGCGATCTGGCGCAGCAATACGCGAAGGCCGTGAGAGCCCTCTCGCGAAACAGCCAGCGCCATATCGTCGGCCTTGTTCTGCAGCCGCGCGATGCTCGACTGGATCTCTCTGCCGCAGACCGTTAGGGCCTCGCGCATGCGATCGGCGCGCACGAGCTGACCGATATGCTCCTGCCGGCGCAATTTCTCGCGCCCAACCTTCAGCCAGGCTTCCTGCCGAAGCGCCTCGTCGCGCGAGGTGCTGGAATTCACCGGGGAAGCCGACGGCGCATCCTTGCGCGCCGCAGCGACCTTCTCGGAACTCGCGAACTCGCCGCGGTAATGATCATAGTGCGCCAGCGAGAAGCGCATGATCCGATCACGGGCGTCGCGCTCGGCTGGCAGGTCGTGCTCCTCGACCAGTCGCCGCACGAGTTTGGTCACGGCCTGCTTCGTAACGCCGTCTCGCGCCGCTACCTCGGCCGGCGTCGCCATCACGGTCGCTTCGGGCTGCATTCAGACAACTTCCTTCAAGCCGCTGACAACCCTGACAACCCAATTTTTGGGGCGGTACGACTGGCAAAAATCCGGGGTCGCCCCGGCCCGTTGGGGTGGGTGGCGCCTGTACGGTCCCTAGTCCGCCCTGCCTGGTTCGGGGTCAGCGGGGTAACAGGTTTTCGACTTCGTGCAGGTAGCGGGGCAGCAGTCGGTCTTCGATTACTTCGGCCAGGACCTGCAGAAACACTTCGGGATGGTTCGTGATATCGTGCGCAGGGTTGGGACCGAACAGTTCGTGGATCGGCAGCCTTGCCTTGCCCTGGCGCTTGAAGACGCCCTCGTGCCCGCTGCCCATGCCGGCGATGAAGGCCGAGCGATACGAACCGCGCATCCGCACACGAACGCCCGTGGCAATCTGGGTTGCGCCAAGCTTGTAGAGCGCGATCCAGTTCGATCGCATGACGATGTCGGCGCTGTTGCCGCCGGCATTCATGGCAACGGTCGTAAGCGCGCGAATGCGTGACTGGGTAAGGTCGACACGTTCGGCCGAGCGCTTGACGATCCGCGTGCGCGCCATCTGCATGACGCGCCGCATCGCCCGGGAAGCGGCCTTAACCTTGATCTGCTCGGGCAGCCGAGCGATGCCGCGGGCAAGTTGCTCGAAATCGGACGCGTCGGCGTGCAGCTCGATGGTCACGACCAAGCTCCCGGCAACGAAAAGCCCCGGTCGCGAGGAGCGCCGGGGCCAGTTCTTTCTTACCGTGATCAGGTCTAAGTCAAGTTTCTGCCGCGCGTCAACGGACAGAGGCAGTTTTTTTCACGTGGCCGGCGGCGGCCCTGTCAGCCAGCCAGACGCCCGGCCTGTCCTCACCCAGCCAAGGCGTCATCGAACGGTCGGAAAACACCAACCGATGCGCGGTCAACTGCGTGGCAAGCTCGCTCTCCAACCGGCGCAACGCCGCGACCCAGATCTGGTAATCTAGCCTACCCATGATGTCGCCGCCCGGGTCGGTGGAGAACTCGTATTTCCTGTAGGCGCCGCTGACCGGGCGCTTGGCGCGTTCGTCATAGCCATGCACCTCGATGTCGAAGATCTGGCCGTTCTCGTCGGTCACCCGCTTCATGACGAACCATGCCGGCCGACCGGCACGTTCAGCCAAGCGAATCTTCGACGGCTCGGCTGTCCAGTCCGGTTCGCGGCCGAGGATAGCGGTGCCGACGACCAGCGAGACAATTCCCTCGCCGCGCTGCTCGCGCGACCGTCTGCCATAGCGGTCGACTGCCCTCGCCACATGGAATTCCGCCAGGCCCTGCGTATCGGGCCAATCGGCCAAAGCGTTCCACCCGGCCGGGATCACGACGTCGCAACCGGCCAGTGCTGCTACTTCACGGCCAACGGTCACCGCATCCTCATGCGGCTCGCCCTGCTCGAGCCAGAAGTTTTCGTAGTCCTTGCGGCCGCCGTCGATCAGCGCGCCAAGCTCGCCAAAGCCGGTGATCTTGCCCCATGAGGAGGCCTGCAGGCAGCGCCAAGCCGAATGCGGATTATCCAGTCCTTCCACACCGCCGCCTTTGGGCAATTCATGTACGAAGGCCCAGGTCAGCATCTCATCAATCGTTACCGTCTTCATGTCTTCTTCCTGCAGCAGTTCGCGATGGTTTTGAGAGAGTCAGGCGGTAGTCAGAGCAAAGCTCGAAGCGAGCGATTCCAGAGGGTTGGAACGTGGACGCGACACTAGCGACAGTTTTTGGCAGGCTTTGCGTAAGGGTCCATTCCCCCTCGCCCCGGTCTTCGCCCATTACGTGCGCAGAAACTGGTGCAGACTCCCGCAAGATACTGTTTTTGTTTCCCTTATCGCCGCTGATCAGGGTATCGCGCCGTGTCGCAAAGTCCCGCAACTGCCGCCAGCACGCAGGCCTACTGACGTCCCGGAGGGGTACGGGGCTCATCGCGCCTCCTGGTCGGGTACGCGCGAGGCTGGCACGTCTACCAGGCGCACGCCGCGGTAGACGACGATGCGCCCGTCCACTCGCTCGTATTTCTTCTTCATGATCAGCCCGAACGCCGTCAGCGAGATCGGCTTGCCGCCCTCGTCCACGGTGAAGTCGACATACGCCTGATAGAACTGCTTGGCGGTCAGCTCGGCCGCAGGATCGGGCACCACGCAGCGCGCGCAAAAAGCTGACGTGCGGTCCATTTCGTCGCGATATTCCTGTGTCTTCAACCGCACCGCGTCGGGGATCACCAGCCCCTCGCGCAGGAAGATCAGCACGCCTTCGATCAGCCAGTTCAGGATGCCCGGATACTCAGGCACGAATTCCGAGACCACCTCCTCGAACTCGCGCTGGTCGGCCTCGGCGATGATCTTCGACCAGTGGATGACGGCCATGCGTCGCCAGATGCCATTGTCCGTGCCCGAAATGCGCGGATAGCCGTTGCCGGACATGTGGCCGGTGAAGACCGGCCGGAAGTCGAAATAGCCCTCGAACAGGTCGCGCACCGTGAAATGCTCGCCGCCCGTCAGATCCTTGACCAGGTTCTCGCGCAGATCCTCGCCCTCGGGCAGCTCTTTCACGCGCAGGAAACGTCGGCCATAGAGCCTCGCCATATCGGGATTGGCCGCGCCCCCGGCCTTGCCTTCACCGATGAAGGATTCCGAAGGCAGCGTGACCGCCACCTCGCCCAGCAACCGGCAAAGCGTTTCCATGTAGACGGATTTGCCGTTGGCGCCCTTACCATAGTGGAAAAACAGCTTTTGCACCGTCAGACCGACAAGCCCCAGGCCTGAGGCCACCTGGACCATGCGGCGCACGGCGTCGATCGGCAGCTTGTCGCGCACGAACTCATCCCATTTCGGGCATGTCGCGTTCGGGTCATAGTCCACCGGCACCCGCTGCGTGATCATGTCCTGGCGGCGATGCCCTTCCACCACTTTCAGCTCAGCGTCGGGGACATCGATGAATTCGGGCACGTCCTCGCGATTGTCGTCGGGATCGTCATAGGCGGGGTTGCGGACACGCTTGCGGGTGCGGCGGAAGCAGAGCGTGTGGCTTGCCAGCGCGACCTTGAGCGGGTCGGCGTTGAACTCGTCAGGGCCGCGCTGGATGTGCGGGGCCGCGCAGGCAAGCATGGCCTCGAGCTTGGCCTTGTTCTTCGACGACACCGCATGCGTCATGCGGCGGCTGACCCGCCGGGCAACATTCGCCTGCGCGGCTTCCGCCAGCTTCGCCAGACGCTTTTGCGCGGGCGTCCGCTCTTCCTCGGCGATCTTGCAGGCTTTTAGCCCGCTTTCGATCGCATGCTTTTCCGCCTCGGTCGGCTCGATGAAATCGACCTCGAGCGCGATGCGGCCGCCGACATTCTGGGCGATCGCCAAGGCGCGTGGCTCGCCGGTCTCGATATCCCAATGCGTGCCGGTCCAGACGGCAAAGGCCGCTCGCCTGGCCTTGGATTGCGCGCGCACCAGCAGGTCCTCGCCGAAATGGGCAAGCAGCCTTTCGGCATTGTCGGTGTCGGAATGGTCGAGGGCGGCGCAGGCCTTGACGACCTCCAGATCCACCTTGCTGCCCTTGCGCGGCGCCGTGCCAGGCTCGCCGTCATCCGGCCCAATAGCGGTATCTAACCCTGCGGCGCGGGCCTGCCGCGTCGCTTCCGCAAGCACGGCGGCGACCTCTTCGGGCATCACGGATTTTTTCCGGCTCACGCGACCCTCGCTGCCTGCGCCGCCATCGCGGCGAAGTCGCAACCTGGGCGCGGCCATACGATCGGTATCGCCCTGCCCGGCCGGGCATGCCTGGCGCGGGCCCGGGCCATGGCGGCCGCCGTCATCACGCGCTCGGAATCGGCGTCGGCCAGCAGCACCAGCTCCTCGACGTGGTCGCCGACCCACATGGCGTCTTCCGCATCCCGGTCGGGCCGAGGAACAGGCCCCGCAACCATCACCGGCCGCAGCACGCCTTTGGCGTCGGGTTTCTTCAGCGTCGGATGCGCGAAGCGCGAGCCGGCAGCCGCCGGTCCGGCGAGGTTGCCGAGGTCGCCGGCTGCGAAATAGAACGTGTCGGGCCGCCAGTTCTCCCAACAGGCAAAGGCAGCGCCGTTCTCGATCCCCTCGCCGCCGACCCAGCGCCGCGCGGACGGATCGCCGGACAGCGGGATCAATCCGCCCTTTTTCGAGCCGCGCATCTTCTTCGACGGCAGCAGCTCGCCGCTGGCAGGATCGAAGAGTTGCGGCCGGAATTTCGGCGCGCAGGCAAGATCGAGCCAGGTGATGTGGCAACCGATCGCAACAAGCGATCGATCCATAAAGGGCGCGATCATCGCGGGCCCGGCATGAAGGGCGACTGGGCGTCCTCCCTCGTCCTGCCCGTGCCAATAGACAAGGCCGGACGCATAGCGGAGCCAATGAGAGGAAGTGATCTGCCCGCAGCCGCGCGCGGCGAGATATTCGGCGACTGGTCGCCCGTATCTGCCGACAGGCGCGGCTGCTTCGTAGATGGCGCGAGCCCTTTGCCGTTCCCGCTCGCGGAAATCGAGCTGAGATTTGGCAGCGGCTTGCTTTTCGTTGTGCCGCCGGCGCTGCTCGATGCGCCTCAAACGTCTGACGTGCTCTTCAGCGCTTTCCTGCTCCGCCTGGTCCGGCACCGGCCGACCGAGAACGATCGCGCAGGCTTCGAGGAAATGCGCGCGGCGATGCAGGTCCAGCCCCTCGCAATGCGCCACCATGCCGATGCCGTCATTGCCGCCGACGCCGCCGGCGCGGCAATTCCATTTGTTCTTGGCGGTGTTGAAAGCGAAAGTGTCGGTGCCGCCGCAATGCGGGCATGGCTGCGGGTGCTCGTATCGGCTCCCGCTGAACTTCAGACCGAGCAGCTTGGCGGCGTACTCGATTGAAGTAGCACGGGCCTCCTCGACAAAGAAGATCACCGGATTGTTCATGGGGGCGGTTGCCGCGTGATGACTAGCGATGTTAACGATGAAGTATTGAGTGGGGGATCGCTATGGACATTGCGGATCTGCGGGCAACGGTTCCTGAGATGGGAGCCAGCAACAATGATATACAACGGGTTGCTCGGCTGTTTGGTTATCGCGATCGGATTTTCGAAGGGCCGCATGCGCGCGCTGCGGCCGATTCTGCTGCGCGCGACCAAGAGGCTGTGCACCGGAACTTGTTTGCTCGAGTAAGTGCGCTTGCGACCAAGGTAGACAACGCCGATGTGAAATCGGCTGTCGACTCGTTTGCTACCCAGTATGTAGCTCAGGTCGCGCGACTCGTCCGACCCAACTTGGTTGTCCAGGATAGCTCCAGGTTCATAGTTGCGAGCGCCAATCGCGTTCCTATCCTCACCGAGGAAGACACCACCAACTTCATGGCTGCCGTCGAGTCCGACAGGGATTCCCAATATTACCAAGACTGGGTTGCCCTGATGGTCGCCGCTTACGTAAAGGCGACCCGATTCTCCGACGTACAAATGAACGAAGAAATCGTAAGGACCATTATACCGTCTGTCCGCATTGCGACCGCGCGTCTTGAAACTTACCTGATGATGACGGGCACGCCAGAAGAGTTTGAGCTTCCAATTGCCTATTTCAAAGCGCGATTTGGTGAACTCTCGGCTCAACTCGATGCCCTTTCCAAAGCAGCCCGAGCAGAGACGGAGAACGTCGCCGCACTTCAGATTCGTCTTGAGACGTTGGGACAGTACGGAACTCTCTTTCAGGAGAAGACGGAGGCCTTCGAGACCGATTTCGACAATCTGAGATCTGCGATTGAAGAACGCCTCAAACTTCGGGAGGCGACGAAGCTCTGGGGAGATACAGGTAGGTCTGCAGCCTTGGCGTTTTACATATCCGGAGCCATTTTGCTTTTGATGCTGATAGCGGTGCCAAGCGGCGCGTTTTGGTTCCGGGCTGGCATTCTTGAGTTTCTCAAAAATATTGAAGCAACGATGATCGCTGGTGCGCCCACGAACAACGATGTAGCCGCAACCGTGGCCGCGCTCGGTCGACTTGTTCTTATCACGTCCCCGCTTGGTTTCGTTATTTGGTTGATCAGATTGGTAGTTAGATACAACACCCGATCTCTTCTCCTTATGGATGATGCACGCCAACGCGTTACGATGCTGAACACCTACCTTTTTCTCATCGAACGGGATGCTGCAGTAAAGCAGGACCGCGGAGCCATTTTGGAAGCTTTGTTCCGTCGTGCGCCAGGTCACGGCGGCGACACAGTTGATGCTCCCCACTTTACCGAGTTGTTGCGCTACGGTCAGGAGACAGCACCAAAGGTGAATTGATACTGCTTCACGCAAGCTCTCTCCGCGGAGCAAACGATAGTCACCTATGATCTCTGCAGGACCGCTCATCCCAGTTCGCTTCCGATCCCCTCACCGCCGCGCGAAAACACGTCTCCGTTTTCAGCCAGCGCGCGCAACTGCCGAGCGGATAGTCCAAGCCGAGCACTCACCTGCCCGACGCTCTGCCCCATCTCGAACAGCAGCCTAACGCCTTCGGCCTGCATGGGCAGCGGCAGGCGGAACAGCTTGCGCGGGCAGATGCCTTCCGGCCTGCCAAAGATTGCCGGCATCTCAGACATCGACGGACCTTTCTGTTTCAGTGCTCTTCCCATGAAACATTTCGGCGATCTCCGGCCTCGGCTCGGCCGGTGGCGGCAGGTAGAAGGCACGGAAGGAAAGCCTGAGCCAGTCGCATACGGCGATGACCTTTGGAGCCGAGACACTCTGGCCGTTGCAGATGCGGGAAAGGTCGGAGGCGCTTACCCCGATGGCGCCGGCGCAGACGCGCCAGCCGCGGCCGTCTTCATTGAGCTTGGCCCGCAAGAGTTTGCCCAATTCGCGATAATCATAGGCAGCGAGCTTGACCATGCCTGACCCCCTTTTTGAAAAACAGCGCCGGCTCCTCGCCGATCCAGGCGCAGAGCGCGAGGAACTCGTTGGCGCCCGGATCGCGGCCGCGCGCGGCGCGAAACACGGCGTCGAGCTCGACATCGGCTTCCCGCGCCACGCGCGTCGGCGACTTGCCGCGATGAATGCGCCGGGCTTCGAGAAAGAGCGCGAAGAGCGTGAAATCCACCGACGTATTCCGGCTTTCCCGGCCATTTGCCGGCACTTTGATCGAGGAGGCGCGGCTCATCGCGGCGCCTCCTCGCCACTGCCGGCCCCGGCTTGGGAGGATGCGGGACCGGCAAGGATATCGGGACCGAAGAGGTCGGGCCGCTGCGCGTGGCGCGAGATGCCGGTGGCGCGCTCGATGTCGAGCACGCGTTCGGCCGGCACCCGCTTCCACGAGTAGAAAGCCTGGTGGCGGATGCCCAGATGCGAGGCGAGCGCGCCCAATCCGCCAACCTTGGCGGCTGCGATTCTGACGATTTCGATCATGGCATGATGGTAGGTATTACTTACCTACTATGTCAACAGGCAATCGCTTGCAAAAAAGTAAGCAATAATTACTATGCTGGGGCATGATCGCGACGACACGCACCGACTCGACGACCCTCGGCCAGCGCCTGCGCCAGGCGCGGGAGGCTGCCGGCCTGACCCAGAACGACATCGCCGATCATTTCAAAATCAAACGCGTCTCGGTTACGCAATGGGAGGCGGACACCACCCGCCCCTCTATGGAGCGGCTGCCCGAGCTCGCCGCGCTGCTCAAGACCGATGTCGGTTGGCTGCTTGATGCCTCAGGCGCAGCACCGGTGCCGATCGTGCGCGAGCGGAAGCCGAGAGCCTCGCGCACGCCGATCATCCCCGGCGACGAGTTGGTCGGCGGCCGCGACCTGCCGATCTTCGCCGCGGCGATGGGCGGCGAAGGCCATATGATCGTCACGTTCGAAGCGATCGACTGGGTGAAGCGGCCGGCGGTGTTGCAGAATGTGCGCGGGGGCTACGGTATCCTGGTGCGCGGCGAATCCATGATCCCCGCCTATTGGCCGGGCGACACCGCGCTGGTGAACCCGCATCTGCAGCCCGCGCGCGATTCGGACGCCGTGTTCTTCCACACACCGCCTAAGGAGCGCGGCGACGAGGAAGCCATCATCAAGCGCCTGGTTGGCATGAACGACCGTGAATGGACGCTCGAGCAATATCGGCCGGCGAAGACGTTCACGGAGAGCCGGGTCGACTGGCCGATCTGCCATCGGGTGGTGGGGAAGTACAATGCGCGGTGACCCCGCGCTTGACCATTCTTGTCTCACCCGGCGTCAGACAGAGACAGGGGATCCTCGTTAGAATCGCTAAAATATGCGGCCTTCGCCTGATGCGTGAGTGTGTAGCGATATACACTGCCAGAATGCTCTCGTTCAACAAGAGCTCTTTCCGCAAGATTTTTCCCTCTTCTGCCAACAAGCTGTCCAGAGCAATCGAGCTCCGCGGCAATCTGAGAGGCAACCAAAGTATCCGCTTCTGCGAACAAAATTTGCATTATACCCAGCTCAGCATCGGGCAATAGCAGCTCTGGACTGATCGCCTCCAGCATATCCCCATACTTCTTGGACAAATTAACAACCCGGCATTGACCTTTCCCGCAGCTTGGGCACTTCATGTTCAGCATTTTCAGCGCCGGCAGCATCGCCATATCAAATTCTGATTTGCAATCTTCGCACTTTATCTCCTGATTCTCATTCATATACTCTCTAAGTATTCCATTATAATCAAACTGCCTGTCGACAAAATACAACCTGTCCTCTCGGCGTTCCGTCGGGCGACCAAAGCTGATTTGATACTTATTACAGAGCCCGTAATTAAGCGCATATACAGAAACGCGGTTACCCGCCCTGTCCGATTGCTCAAAGTACTTTGTCAGAAAAAACGACAATTCTAGTGAGAGAAGCAGATCGTCATAATCATGCGCAACGTAGAAATGGCTAGAGAACGGTCGCGATCGGGAGGACCCACCCTCTCGAGAACCCTCCTGCCGAATACTCCGCGCCCTGGAGACGATCCTCTCCAACAGCTCCTTAAGGGAAAAGATAGACGATCTTTCTTCAAAAGCGATCTTATACCTTCCCGTGGTGAAAAACGGGGCAATCTTCTCTTCGTAATACCGCTGCGCCGCCTCTTGGACAGCCTGGACGCCGACGGAATTGCCGTAGATGAGATTCGCCTCGTGCGCGTACAATAAGACATGACCAAGAGTCCTCGGATTGGCCATAGACGCGTAAAAGAGAGATCGCCATAGCTCAGAGGCGCTCCTTAGATTGAAATACGTCGCGCTTCCACCTTTACAGTAATGTTGGATCCGCTTCTCAACCAACCTCTGCACGAAATCTACGGCTTTTTCCTCCATCTTGTTTACGCCTGATCCGCCATAAAGACCGTACATATCCAAGTTTAGGACTTCCATTTTCGTGGCGTCGAGCGAGCCGAGGTAAACTCGACCTGGATACGCAGCGATCTTGAACTTGATAAAATCCGACCATCTAGACAGGGGCGATATCAGAGCGTCAACTAAGACGTGCATTGCTTCGCGTGGAAGTTCAGAAAAATCGTCCAGAAACAGGTACAAGTGCTTTATGCCGAGAGCCGAGAGGATCTTCTTCAGTTCAGCCAGCACATCGTTCACACCGATTACACGCATAAGCAGTTGCGTATATACCTCCTCATCGGCGCGCTCGTCCGCGCGCTGTGTCTCTATGCTTCCCTCTGCCGCAAAAGATATACCGCTCTCAGAAGCACCGACTTTGCCAGACACTGATTCCTTATCGCCGAGCTTTTGAGAAGACGTGACCTTCTGCTCTTTCTTAACAAATCCGCCAATGTTTTCGTAGTCTGGCTTCTCCAGATTCGCCAATACCCTGTCGATACCGGAAAACACTTCTGACGACGTCCCAGATAAACGTTGCTTCAACTTTCCAAGAAAGCTCTGCTCAACCTGTGACCTAAGTTCGTCCCGAAGGTCCGTTATTAGTGTTTGAAAGAATCTCTTATATAAGAGAAATTTGTGAAGTTGGTCGGCGGAAAGAGCGTTGTCGAACCCCTCTGCTTTGCTAGCCATCCCGGGATCTATTTGGGACGCTTCGAACACGTTGCGAATGTCCATATAGGCCGAGATGGCGCTCATTTTGTTTTTGCGGATTTCGTGCTGAACCCGCTGAAAGACAGTGGACTTGCCGGTTCCCTTACGCCCGACAATGAGGGTGGTGCTCGGTGCCAATAGCGTTTTGAAGACTTGTTCATTCGGAAGAGGGTCAACGTAGAGCTTCTCAATGAGCGAACGATCTTTTTCGTCGGTCAACTCTGCTCTACTAAATAGCTTCAGCGAAACTGCCGCCTCGCGAAAGTTGTCGAGCTGCTTGGTAGTAAAGGTCGGCAT